AGTGAAAGATGCTGTGTCGATTAGACTTGAAAATCTAACATAGGCGACTATGTGGATTTTCTTGTCTCGTCATTTCATAACTATGAAAGATGAGTCAAGAAACTATCCGCCCCCAACAACAAACTGTGATGTCTCAAGAAGGAGCAAAACAGCCCTCTATGGAGGGAATCTATCCTTTTTCTCAAACTAATAATAAGAAGCGAGCCCAATTGAAGAAAATTTTTGAACAACATTGGCCTCTTCTAAAACAAGGTTTCAGCTTTCCTCTACATGATTCTATTGAACATGAAATCATGGACGAACAATCTGGAACTGTCACTTCATTACCCATTGTATATTTGTATTGTTTATTCTTTTTATATTTTGCATTCACTTATAATTGTATTTATGTTTTTATTTTGTATATTATTTATTATTTATCTCGCAAAGTTCCTGACATGGAGCCTCAATCCGGCTCATTACCAGCTTTTGTTACCCCGGACTTTATTGCGAGAGAAACTACGTTACTTTTAGCACTAAGACAGAGCATTATTTCAAGTAAAGACAAACAGGGTGTAGTTGCTGCCGTTGTATCGTATACTCAGGCGCACACTCAAAAGTCTTTATTAGGACATGTTTATGCATTGTTTAAAACTAGTATTGCCCCACACATTAGCGGTGATATGGATATTCTTATTGAACAATCCGGATCACCCGATACATGGCTTGAAGATATTAAAGATGCTTTACAAAATTGGAAGCGTGTTAAACAAACTAATAATGTCCAAAATGCACTAAAATTGATAAATTATATTGTGTCATTAGGATTATGTGAAGCCAGTGGACTCACTTTTAAAGTTGGCAAACTTACACTTTTTGAACCCATCGTAACCAAACAACAGATTCAATGCTCAGATTTGTGTGACGTATTGTTCACAACTGTTATAGGATTCGTTGAAGGTGGTTGGATGGTATACAAAACAGGTGAAGTATCTGCATTTTTCTCTTCGGAAGATGATGTTGCCGAGTTTGAGAAAGGCTATAACCGCATTCGCGATATTCACGGTTTTTCTCTTACAGGAAATTTGAAGGAGCATGCTGACATTGGTGAGACTGATTATGAGGTACTCCTTGATAGTGTTATTGAACAAGGCTCTAAAGTTGTTAAGAAGATTTCTAAAACTTTGACCGTTGAAAAGAAATATTTTCTTGATCGCTTGGATCGCTTACGTGATTGGCGCAATGAATTTATTCAAGTTAGAACACGTGGCGGTTTGCGTAAAGCACCATTTGCCATTTCGTTGTTTGGTAATACAAGTGTAGGCAAGAGTACATTGTGTCAGCTAACAATTGAGGCTGTTGGCATGTATAATGGTTTTGATATTTCTCCAGAACGTGTAGCCACTTGGGGTGATAACGATAAATATGCGTCAAATATTCGTTCATCCACTAATGTGATTATTTTCGATGATTTTGCAAATACAGTCTCCACCTTTATGGATTTTTCTCCTTGCTATAGGTTGATTCAGACCATCAATAATGCATTGTTTTTGGCTCCTATGGCTGAAGCCTTTATGAAAGGTAAGGTTGCTTTACATCCATGGTTGGTGATGGTGACAACTAATGTTGAGTCACTAATGGCACAGAACTATTCGGAGAAACCAGAGTCAATTTTGCGTCGTCTTTACCATGTAAGTGTCAATGTTAAACCAGAGTTTCAAACTGATGGAAAGTTGGATTCTGAGAAGGTCCGTGAGAGATTTGGGTTACGCAAAGATCCAGACATTTGGCTTATTGGAGTCCGCACATGTTTGGTGGGAGCCCCTCAACATCCTGGTTCTCCTCTTAACAAGTATGAACTAGTGCCACTCGTTTACAAAGACAAAGTAATGCAAAACATTAGTGTTCGCGAGTACTTGGAGTGGGTTCAAGTTGCTTCAAAACGACATTACGAATTTCAGGCAGAAATAGTAGAAACCATGATGCAACCTCCTAGCAATAAATGCGAAACGTGTGGCTTTTGTTTCTGTGATTGTCCACCCAGTGTCGAGAGTAGTGATGTCTTGCCTCCAGATGTAGATGATGCAATTTTTCCTGGAGAAGAGGCTCGATCTCAAGGTGATACAAATTATCTGCGTACATTGAGGAATTTTGTAATGGGAACATCTGAAGAATTGGAAGAACAAAGTGGTGTTGTTACACGCATCCTTCGCATTTTATTAATTTATGTTGTTTCTTTTACTTTTTCATTTGTCATTAACATTTGTATTACTTTGATATCATTGTCTCCAACAGCACGTAGCAATATATATAATTATTACAAGTCGGGCTTGGTAAATTATTTTACGCGGATTTATCGTGACACTTACAGGGCTTCTATGCGCAATTTATACTATTTTGCACGCTGGCAACAGCAACAGCGGTGGAACTTGCGAGCAATGTGGTGGCACGCCACGCATGTAGATCTATCAACTCTTGTAGAATTAGACGCTTGGTATGATTCATGGATATTCGATTGGATCGCTTGGGTACCATCATATATAGTGGAGCGCCCAATATTTGTATGGACTGTTATCTATTTTAGGCGACATAATTATGTTGATCGCTATTGGAAGATTTTATTATTGTATGTATGGTGTTTTGCTATATCGTATGCTTGGATAGTCAGAGGCTATTACATTAGTGGTATTATTTCATTTTATGTAACTTGTTCCATTATAGCTATTCTATATCATTGGGAAAGACAAGCTGTACGCAATGAGTTACTGCGTCGTTCTAATACCGCCCCTGCCTTTATACAATTCGCACGAAGTCGTGCTGGCATGGTTCTTTTGGGTTCTGCATTTGCATTGTATTACATTGTGAAGCATGTGCGCAGAATGAAAGATATTTTGTATCCACAAGGTAATTTGAGTCCTACTAGTATGGCTGATATAGCAGCTCGTGACGCCGAACCAGATATGTGGGCAACACCTTTTATTAGTGCATTACCCATGAGTACTGCTTCTAAAACCACTACTTCTGCTGATCTTGCAGCATTGTGTGCAAGTTCTGTGGTATACGTAGAGAGCGATAAACATTTCGTGCGTGGATTTCTAGTAGAAAGCAATTTTATGATTTTGCCCACACATTTTGTTCTCAAACACTTTGAAAAAGCATCAGAGTTTGCAGTGAGATGTAGGTCTCGTTCCCCTAAAGTTACAGGTGGATATTTCCGTGACACGATTTCTCAGGAATATACCGTTGGCATACCACACACTGATTTTTCGTTGGTTTGGGTACCTAGTGCTGGAAGTAGAAAATGCATGACGCGCTTTTTGCCCTTAGATAAGCCGTGTTCAGCAGAAGGTATTTTTGTCTATAAATCAAAAGAAGGAGATTGTGAGATGTTTAGGACTTTGTTTTCTTCACAGAAAGTTTCCCATCGTACATGTGCCAATTTCCAGGGAGGCATTTACAATTTGCCAATAGAAACACAAGAGGGCATGTGCATGAGTCCTATAGTATCCGTTGGACGCGGTTCTACCATTTTAGGATTTCACTTGTGTGGCTTTGGAACTAAAGGCGGTGCAGGATATTTGTCACAAGAAATGGTACGAGAAGCCATCTCGATAATGTGTGATAAACCTGGAGTTGTACGCCTGTGTAGTGAAGGAGACATGCCTGAAGAGCAATACGGCACCAAGTTAATTGAGTCGACGGACATTCATCACAAGAGTCCGGTCCGATATTTAACACCAAACACAAGTATTGAAGTGTACGGAAGTATGTCAGTTCGAAGCACTCCGCGCAGCATTGTTGTACCAACATTGATTTCCCCACATGTAACTGAAATTTGTGGAGTTCCACAGAAGTGGGGACCACCTAAGATGAAAGGAGATAATGTGTACCCATATCAAGTCGCTTTAGAGCAATTAGCACATCCTTCGCTTAGTTTAGGAGGAGTTGTTAGTCGTGCTGTGGAGAGTTATATGGTTCAATTTGACGAAATATTTACTCGTTTGCCCGAGTTGCTAGATGCACGTCCTCTTAATCAGGTGGAAACTGTGAGTGGCTTAAAGGGTAAAAGATTTATAGATCCCATGAATTTCTCTACTTCACCGGGGTGGCCTTTAAGTGGTAAGAAACGAGACTACCTGGTACAGTGTGATCCTGAAGATTTTCCTGATGTCGGCTTTCCTCAATCTTTTTCCGGGGAAATATGGGATGAGGTGGACCGAACTTGTGAAATTCTACGAAAGGGCGAGCGCTGCTATTTTGTGTGGAAAGCTTGTTTGAAGGATGAACCTACAAAACTGACTAGTGAAAAGGTTAGAGTATTTCAGAGTGCTCCCTTGGCTCTACAATTATTGATCCGCATGTATTTCTTACCATTGGTTCGTATTATGCAATTGAATCCTTTGTTAACAGAGTGCATGGTGGGAGCAAATGCTGAAGGTCCAGAATGGGGGCAATTAAATGAGCACATGATTTCTAAGGGTAATAATATCTTGGCTGGCGACTACAGTAAATATGATCAGAGAATGCCTGCACAATTGACAATTGCAGCGTTTGACGTTCTAATCTCGGTAGCACGCCAGTGTGATTATATGCCTGAGGATATATCACTCATGGAATCAATGGTTTCAGAGATTGTGTACCCGTTAATGGCTTACAATGGAGATTTACTTATGATTTTTGGTTCAAATCCTTCTGGACAAAATTTGACAGTCATTATTAATTCTATTGTTAATTCCTTATTATTGAGATGTGCCTACTACTCGATTTACCCTAATGACTCCGCTCAGGATTTTTATAACCATTGTGCCTTTGGAACATATGGGGATGATGTTAAGGGATCAGTGTCACCAGAACGCCCCTTATTCAACCACATAAGTTTTGCTGCATATTTGTCACAGTACGATATAAAATTCACAATGCCAGACAAGGAATCCATTGCTACAGAATACATGACTCCTGATGAAGCAGATTTCTTAAAGAGAAGTGATGTATACAATAAAGACTTAGATGCTCATATTGGCGTATTGGATGAATCATCTATTTTCAAACGTTTGCATGCTCATCTTCTTTCTAAGGAATTGACTCTACCACAACAGTCGGCTCAAAATATAGATTCATCTCTC